ATTTCGGCTTGAGTTCCGCTAGGTAGTGCAATATTACGAACCGAAGGAGTGCAGCAGTTCCAGTTAGAACCGTCGCGCAGATGGCTACAATCGCAGCCCAATCCTGAGGACTCACTTCTTATCGACGGCATCAACCGCAGCTTCTACTGCATCGGCAACGATATCGCCTACTGCCTTCTTGGCGCGGTAAGCCTTAAGTGCTGCTCGGATTGCAGGGATGCAAGCGAGTCCGATTCCGGCGATGATTAGTTCAGTCATGAGTTGCTCCTATCATTGGGATATTAAAGAACGAGCCATCTGTATCGCCCGCCTTCGAAAACGAAACATGCAGATGCTTGCGGTGAGGATTGATTCCGCTATACGGACGCCAAGCCCAACCCTTTTTGGAGCTGGCAATTTTACCTTCGAATATAAGGTAAGAAATCCTGCGCTCTCCTGCTTTGGCGGCGAGTCGAATCTGGTCAGCAAGGTCAGGCATGAGGTCTGGCTTTGATGTTCCGCAGAGATCGCGGTCAATATCAATCGCTCGGACAATCCCATTTTCGTCAGGATTATGGTCTGAAGTAGGACGAGCTTGATGGCGGGCATCGCCCAGCCACCCGTCACTTTTCCTGTCGCGTGAAGTATAACTGTCATCTACTTGCAATCTGAGTTGCTGTCCGGCTTTGCATAGAACGGGCTTCATGAGAGAAGTAGTTCCGCTTCCTCGGCAGTGATGCCCAAGCGCTCCAGGAGTCCTGCCTTCTGTTCAGCCTTGAGAGCTGCGTTAGTGGCTTCCTCTGCCTTGGCTGCCTCGTATGCGATACGGTCATCCTCGCGCTGTTGGATTTCAGCATCGGTGAGTTCAATCTCTAGGACTTCTCCGGTAGTGCAATTTACTTCGATGCGGGTTGGTTTGGTCATGATTGCTCCTTATGATTTAGAGATGCCGTAGAGGGTTGCGGTTGAATATTGGACGAATGTGCCGCTAGATGGTGCGATAGAGATAGAGGTAATCGCTGAGGTATCCGACCAAAGTCCGGCGATAAACTGAACCAGAGCCAGACCTGCTGTTCCCGTGTTGTTTTCATCTACTGTGTCGATGCTAAAAGATTTATAGGTACTGCCAGCGTAATTAGGAAAATAGATTTCTGTGTTACGAAAGGGGCTGACTGTCGCTGTTGACTCTGGCATATTTCGTGAATAGCACGCAAGTGTATAAGAACCGGCAGCAGAGCTGTTGCCCTGTATATAGCGACCCGTAAAGTTAGCGGTAGAACTATTAATGGTTAAATAGGTGTCGATATTATTGCTGCTAGTAGAACCTCTGAGGGATAACTTAATTAAAAGATCCGTATAGGTTGCAGGGATGACTGTGAATCCTAAAGAAGCTGAACCGCCGGCTGCTGCGTTTGCTTCTGCAATCTTAAAGTAAGTAGCCATTATGCCGCCTTGATTCCGTAGAGTGTAAAGGTTGAGTTTTGCTTAATGTTAGATAAATTGGCTTTTACCGTAATAGAAGTTATTGCGTTGGTATTGCGCCACAAACCAGCCTCTGCCAAGGTTTCCGCCTGAGCTTCATTGGCACGGTGCAAAATTGTTTTATAAACAGAAGTATTTGCATAATTCATAAAATGAGTTACTGCATTTGAAGTTAAGGTTGTTGGAACGGTTACGTTACCAATTCCATACTGTATTTTATTTTGAGCAGACCCACGATTAGAGACCGCAGAAGAACCAGTACCATAAAGTTTAGTATAACTATACAGACCAGAGGTTGTATCTCCATTGACGTTTAAATTAACGTCGTCGTCGGTGGTGACTCCATAATTTCCTATTAATACTAAATCTGTGTAAGTACCAGGAATGGAGCTAAAAGTATAACTAGATGAATCAGAAGTAAAAGTATAAGTCGCTATCGGTTCATAAGTGACTGCCATGATTACCCCTTAATCCCGTATAGTGCGAATGATGAGTACTGAGCAAGAGTTCTAGGTGATTGTGGAAACTGTGTAGTAATGCTAGTAATTGCACCGGTGTTGAGCCATAGACCAGAGAACAGGTTTATGTCTCCTGATCCGTTTCTATCATTACCGAATAGGCTGCGAGTCACTTTATTCTTCGAGGTATTTCTATAGTCAAGAATATCTATAATAAAAGCTGTATATGTGTTGGCGGAATCTGCATTTACGGCATTGGTAACGCCAGCCAACCAACCGGAAGCCTGAACTGTATAAGCTTGCGCAGTAGAGCCATCACCAAGCAATTGGTGAGTTCTGTAGTTTGTGTAAGTTGTATCTGAATTAAAACCAATGGTCAGCGGCGAAGCAGACGCACCACCTGAAACATAAGTAGTTGCAGCGATGCCTCTAATTTGGAGATGCTTATAAGTTGAAGGAATACTGCTAAAGGTAATAGATGCAGCTCCGCCAGCCCCTACGGTTTGAGTGGCGATTGACTCATAGTCACCCGTAGGCGTAGCAACCTGAGGCGCAAGGACGCCCGCGATATTGTTAAGCAATCGCGCCCACCACGTACCAAGTATCGGTAGCAGTCTTGATAAGAGCTGCTGACTTGTATTGAGCCAAGGTAGGAGATGCGGCAGTTGCTCCCGCTGAGAGGACTGTAGTAGTGCCTGAGGTGACTGCTGAGATAGTGCAGACTCCCGCGCCCTTGTTGAGCACTGTAATAACTGTTCCCACTGGGAAGGCTACAGAGGCATTGGTAGGGATTTTGAAGGCTACTGCTGTTGCCTTGTTCATTGGCACTAGCACCTGATACTGGTCGGCTAGGACGGCTGTATAGTCTGCTGTCTGATCTGCCTTGACGTCGAACGCCACTAGATTATTGACCGCTGTAGCTGTCAGCACGTCACCAGTGCTTACGGGTAGTGTTGTTGCCATTTATTGTCTCCTAGTATCCGAGCGTGCTAACGCCAATTATACCGTAGGTTGAACTTCCTACGATGAACCCGTCGGCTATAGGTTCTAGGGTCGTAATGGTAGCCGTCATCTTGTTTGCTGTGATATCCCACGCTATGCCTTGGCATTGCAAGGTTTTAACGATAGTTGAGCCATCTGGTTGAACGTTAGTAATCTGTAGATTGTCGAAATAGTCCAGCCCAATCATGGTAGCCGTTGGGACTGATGTGTCTAGTAAATCTACGACCATCTCGTCAATGCGGATGGTGGTCTCTTGGCGAGTGGCTACGTACTCCTTGGCTATGTTAGCCACGATAGCATCTGTCTCAGCTACGAGGTTGTCCTGAATAATGCCGTGAGGGAAGTACTTGTTAATAGATGCAGTGTTGCTGGCAGTCTGGGCTGTACCGCCTACACGAGTAAAGGTTGCTGTGTTGATGATGAGTTTATCGTCGAATGAAAACTTCAGGTTTTTATAAGGTATCCCGCCAGACTGGTTGAAGGCGATGGGATCTGCAGCTAATGAGGACATAACCTGAGTGCGGTTTTTAAATACTGCCGTTCCTGAGCCGTCGCAATAGAAAGCACCGGTCTCGCTGAACTCTGCGTTTTGGATAGCCGCTAGGGATGTTCGGGATGTAGCTGGATCTGCTACGCAAGTATTAAGCCCTGTAGCCACGGTGCGCATAGAAGTAGGGAATGAGACTTGATCTAGAATCTTATTGATACGTGTGCCGGTATCTTGTCCAGCGGTTGCATCCGTCACGGTTGTAACGTTAGCCATCTGGAACAGACGGAAGCCATCGGTAGCCGATAGATCGACATAACCAGTCTCTTGCCCTTGAGGGTAGGTGTATTTATAGTCTGTAATATAGCCAGAGAATAAGAATTCCTGAGTAGTCCCCACTGTTGCTGAGATGCGCAGTTTGCGTAGTGGGCTTAAATAGCCGTAATAAGGTGATGCTGTGTTTTGTGGATTGAAATAAGAGAGTGGGTCTAAGACTCGAACTACTGCCGTTCCGGCTTCGTAGGTATCGCGCTGGATGTTACGACCACGGCGGATGGCTATCTGATACACGTCAGGAGTTAGATCAACTACAGGCAGAACTACAGGAGAATCGCCAAGGCGTGATGTGCCTAGGATACCGTTCTTGATGTCTCCGATAACAAAGCCCGTGCCGAATGTAGCACCTGAGGAATAATCAAAGGAGACGGCTATCTGAGCAGGTAAAGCCATTAGCCGAACATCCCCATGATGCGACCAATAGCAGATGGAGAACCTGAGAGTGACTTCTTCTGTAGTCCTGCTTCAATTGCTGAAACTAAATCCTGATCTGATACTACTGAACCATTGACTGTAAGATAAACGTTACCGCCAGCATCTACTCCAGCGCGAGCTGCACCACCAGTACCGCCGCCAGTGATGATGTCCTGAACTGTTGGGTTGAGGGCAGCAAATGACGCACCACGAGCGGTTGAGCCTGTTGAAGCCCCACCAAAGGATGCAGCGATTCTTGCCTTTTCAATAATGCTATCTAGGAACGCATCCCATGATTTAAAAGGATTATTAGCGTCTGGAAGGGTGCGCAAATCTTCTGCAAGTTTGCCAGTTGAATCAATTGAATTGGCTAACTTTTGAGATAGACGGTCTGCTTCTGACTCATTGCCTGTTATTAAAGCAAGTTGCAAATTAAGGCGAGTGCGTTCTTCTTCGCTAATCTTGCCCTTGAGTGCTGCGACGATGCCAATCTGTTCTAGGTCAAAGAGTGCAGATTGCTTCTTAGTCAGGGCTTGCTTTTTAAGTTCAGCTGTATTGGTCTTTGTAGCCTTTACCAAATCTTGAGCGCGCTTCTTAGCCGCTGCTTCTGCCTTAGCCGCTGCTTTGGCATTAGCCGATGCAGTTAGACCAGCGAGGTGAGAGTTAGCAGATGAATCAGCCATCGCAGATGAACGGGACTGTGCTCCTGCTTTGATGAACGGATCAATAACAACTCCGGCTACCTTGGCGGCAATTTTGAGAGCCAAGCCACCTAACTGTAGAAGTTGCTTAATGACTGGCATCTGAGCAAGGTCACGGAAGCCAATAGCAACTCCACGAAAGAAGTCACCAATATATGTGCCCAAATCTTTAATCTTTGTGGTGAGGTCTGAAATACCTGAATCAGCGGTGAGAATCTTAAATGAGTCAATAAGTCCTGAGCCGATTGCTTCTTTGGCTTCTCCTGCTGCGGTACCTAGCAGCTGCATTTTGCCAGCGTAAGTGTCTAAGTAAGCCGCGCTAGATCCGTCGAACTGTTGGTTTAACTTCTCTTGAATAGTAGTAAATGACGCTGCCTTGAGTTCTGCTTGAGTGAGTCCTAGGTTGTACTTCTTAAGCCCCTTAGTATTGCCCACATAAGCTTGAGCAAGATCATTAGCAACAGTTGCCAATTCAACGCCTGAGCCGCGAGAGATATCGATAGCCTGCGTAAGTAACTTCTGGCTTCCAGCAAGTGAGCCAGTTGTGGTGAGAAGGGCTTGCATAGCCGGACGCAATTCATCATCAACAACGCCAGAGGTTTCAGATAGAGAATCAATGAAACTGGCTATTTGAGGATTAGCGAAAGAGAGCCCTAAGTTATCTACTGCTTTGCTTAGTCGAGTAGCTGCTACTTGATCTTCAGCAAAGGCTTTAACGGACGCCTTACCAAACTTGATTACTTGGTCTGCCGCAAATAGTCCTGCAAGGCTTTTGCCTAATTTGCCTACTGCTTTATCAAGCCCGCTGATTTCTTTATTTGCTTTATTGAAGGCTTTTTTACCAACGAATTCGGAAGCAATATCAATTCTTAAGTCAGCCATTATGCCGCTCTCCTAGCGTTAAACTTTGCAGCGGAATCTTGAATAGCCTTAAACACTGCAGCCTTGGCTTTGCCTTGATCTTGAGCATAAGCACGGAACATGGCGCGACCCTTCATCTTTTGGGTATCGCCTGTTAATTGACCACCAAGTCTAGGAGTGAAGTTCCCAGTAACTCCCGACTTACGTCCAGCAGTTTCGTAGATTGCTCCTGCTGCTGATTTATTAAAAATCGATACCAAAGCGCGAAAGCCTTGGCGGTTAGTTTTGCTAGGCGTTGTTTTGTAAGTGATACCTCGACGAGCTACTGCTGCGTCATATTGAGGGAAACGTCCTTGAGATTGAGGGTTCTTGACCCATCCGCTTGGAACTTCTGAGTTAGAAGGTAAGAATCCTCTAGCGTTCTTCACAATAGGCTTAAGGGCATTGCCAAGTTCTTTAGTAGTTGCTTTAGCCAAATCAGGCTCGAACATCTTAATAGCCTTACGAGCGGCGATTACTCCTTGAAGCTTTGTTGGCATCTTCGCGCTCCTTTGCTAAATCATTAAGAACTTGGATGTGAGCTTTGAACGCCATCGGCGTCAGCTGCACGATTGACTCGAACGGGACTCCGTACTCATACGACAGACGAGCCGCAGTATAAGTAACGGAGTTCCGGTCTAGCCTAAAGGGTCGGACTCTAAGACCTCTACCCCTTTAACTGTCTCAAGGAAGGCTTCGCCGAATGGCTTAACTACTTCACCTGAGCGACGGATTGCCTCATGGCAGAGCCAATATACCGAAGTCTGCATCTGATCTTCAATTAAGGCTTTATGAAAACCTTTCTTAAAATGCTGCTCAAATGCATATTCAATTACTGGAGTAATCTCGAACTCCTGTACGGAGTTGTCTGCCCTTGTTACCTTTAGCTTTGCCATTCTTTGCCCCTTTGTTAGTTAGATTATGGTGTTGTATCTACTTCAATTGTACCTGAAACGTTCCAAGTTACAGACTGTGTCGATAGGTCTGCTACTGCGCCATTTACAGGAGTTGTGTTGTTAATTAGGCAGGTCATTGTGTAAAGCGGGTTAGCAGCTGAAATAACTGCGTCCTGCTGCTTAAATGTGACTGTGACGTTCTGACCCCATGTTGAGTTCAAAGTTTGGAGTGTCTTGCTTGTATCTGAGTCATTAAGAAAATCGATAGTAATGCTAGAAGCTTCCAAGCCCTTAACATAACGATGACCTGAGTCGCCAAGAGCCGTGACCTCTAGTTCGTCTGCTGATCGGTTAATAGTAACGTTTGTTACATAATCTGAGAGATCTACCGCATTAACAGTTAGAACTCCCGTATTTGCTAGATATACTGCCATGGGTTATTCCTCATCTTTCGTTGTTGTTGGTTTAGCCTTCGGTGCTGGTTTTGCTGGTGGGAGTTGCCCAATCTTCGCTAGGAAGGCTGCTTGCTCCTTTGTCCAATCGCTCATGATTAGCTCCATTCCGTTAAAGTACTAATTGCTATGTCGCAAGTTAGCAAATCGCCTGAGGGGATTGAAAGAACGCTAGGCGCGCTGATTGTTCCCACATTGAAAACGATGCTAGAAGCATTCAAGAGTGCAAACACTCGAACTACATCCGCTTCGATTCCTGCAAGGTTGCCCTCATTGTCCAGTAATGGAACGAGGATTGAAATTTTAAAGTTAGCCAACGGAGCGACTGAGGTACGGTCATTATTGGTCGGGGTAATATAAGGATCAGCAGGAGTCACAATTACTGAGTTAGCAATAGGAGTCGCTGGTGGGAATGAAAATACTGAGTACTTAGTATTATCTGTGAGAGCGGTCGCTATAGAGGTTCTAAGGGTTGTTATAGCCGTCATTAGCCCACCATCGACCTTGGGTCTAAGAATGGCGATAATAATCCTCTGACACGAGCGACGAGCTGAGAGGACATTGAATACATAGATCCAATTGAGCCGTCTGGGTTCATGCCGTTGCCTGAGTTGGTTTGGCGTGCAGTCCAGATAGAGACGCTTACCATTAGTGCGGCTTCTTGAATCGCTGGGACTGATGAAGGGTCTAGGTAAGTCTCAGCTGCTACTACGCCATAAGGATTGACCGGGTGATAGACGGTGGCTGTGTTGTTGTTGCCAGAGATGGCATAAGTAATTGAATACTCGCCAACCTCAGTAATGGTCTTAGATCCATTGTGCTTTGAACCCATGCCGGTGATATTTACAGTCTGACCAACATAGAAGGTGCTGCGTACATCCTCGTCAAAGAATGTAGTTCCTGTGTTAGTTGTGTTGCTGTGACCGATACCGAAAGAAGTGTTAGCCCATATGAAAGGGAGTAGGACATTATCCGCAGCATCGCACACTTCTTGGAGTGTCGCATCTGCATAGAGAGTGCCAACGCCGAGGGCTGTACGCAACTCGGCTACTGTTGTTAGGCTCATTCTCTATCCTTTCATAAGAGCGGCGAGGGCTAAGGGCAAGCCCCCGCCGCCGTTCTAATGGTTGTCGATTACGCTACTGCGAAGCGACGTACGCCCTTACCGGACTTCGC